GAGCCTCCTAAAAAAGATTCACGCTAACGCCGTTAGCGTGATTCTTTATTTACGTTCTTAGAAAGGGATTTCATTGTCCTTGTATGGCGCACCAGTTGCGTTGCCAGATCCTTCGGGATTAACTGAGGGATCCGCAGCGGCCTTTACTTCTCCCGCAACAATAGAGTCTCGGAATTGTTTTGCCGCCATCAGAAGGTCACGATCCTCAACCAGACTGACATGATCCGTAGCCCAGTTGTTCCAACTACCTTGATCGTTGGTTTCCTCAACCGAACGCAACCGCCAGATTGTGGCAAACACCGCAGGTTTTACAACCTGCCCTGTCTTAGGATGCTGGACCTTCTGCATAGAAATCTTAGACTTCCACTGTCGGCTGATTTTTAAGCTAGCAGACTTCATGTCAATGATAGCTGGCTGATAGGAACCGTCATCATCTAAAACCAAACAGTAATGTTGATCAGACTTAATCAGTTCATTGCCGTTGGGTAGGATTTCCTTAATTCCCTCGCGTTTGGTCTGGTTAATTAACGGATCACCAAGAGGAACCCTACCTTTAAACCCACCGCCTAAATCTCTGGGTACAAACTCTAGGTACTCAGTGTTTTGATAACACGGAATAACTTTTATACCTTCTTCGCCGGGCCAATACTGCCCAGTAACAGTGTTGAAGACATCACCCTGTTCAGCGCCGGCAATAAACTCAGGCTTTTTCTTGTTAATCTGAGGGCTCATAGGCTGGAGCAACCGAACAAAAGGGATTTGCATCTCTTCACTACTGTACGAGGCGCCTTCACCTGCGGTTTCAAAGATATCGTCATATACATCTGTGCTTAACTCTGCACTTTTTTTATTAGCTACTGCGTTACCCATTACTTTTCTCCCTTTTTGTTGAGCCAAACTTTTTCATTTCCTCTTCTTCAGCCTCGTTACTACGGCTAGGAATATTAGTAAGCTCTTCAAATTCTGTCTCGTCATTGTCCATGAAACCACCGTACTCATCGGTGTATTCCTCACCGTCTTTTTCCATCTGCTCAATGATCATCTGTTTAGTAGCACCCATTATGCTTTCCTCTTAATTTCTGCTGCTGATGAAACAAACGCCCCGAACATGTCCAGATCGATGTGCTTACCTGCTGTTACCCGCTCTTTTACAAAAGCCTTGAGTGTTGAAGCGTGGATGTGTGTTTTGGTCCGCGGATCAAAACCCTTCTCCTGCAACTGCCCAACAAGATTGCCGGCAATGTTGTCTTCGCCCTTACCAAACGTCACAACGACATCGTTCTTAATGATACCGTCCAGACCATTTTCTCTAAGCCAAGCAAATGCTTCTTCTTTGCGTGGAACAGGAATAGATGCGTGTACTACAGGCTTACAAGAAACCGAGGCGCCTTCTACTTCTATCTTTTCCACACCCATCTCATCCATCAAGCCAGGTATGCGGTCATGAGTGATTCGCTTACGCTGATCCTTTAGGATTTTAATCTGTCCTTCCCAATCATCGATTTTTTTATCAAGCTGGGTGACCTGTTTCACCAGTTGAGACAGGCTCTTGCCTACCTCTGCATCAACACCGGCCAACGCTTGGCTAGTGTCGAATATGTCATCAAATATGTCTTCCATTAAAGTACATCCTCTTCAGGGTTAAGTTGACACAACCATTTTTGTGCCGTATTTTGGAGTATATGGGAGGAACGTTATGACAGTCAACTATAAATTCAAAACGAAACCGTATGACCACCAACGAACCGCATTGAATGCTGCTGGACAGAAAGATTTCTTTGGGTTCTTTATGGAAATGGGCACCGGCAAATCTAAAGTTCTTATTGATAACATGGGACAGTTGTTCTTGGAAGGTAAGATCAACTTCGCCCTAGTGATAGCGCCAAAGGGCGTGTATCGAAACTGGGTAGCTAAGGAAATACCTCAACACATGTCGGATGATGTACCGCTGCGAATGATTCGTTGGGTAGCATCGCCAAACAAGAAACAGACAGAAGAAATACGATCAATACAAAAAGGTTTTGCTGGGCTCACCGTGTTTGTCATGAACGTTGAGGCTTTTTCCTCAACGAAGGGGCAGCGTGTAGGAAAGTGGATGTCAAAACATCTAGGCAAGCACGGTCTGATTGCCATTGATGAAAGCACCACCATCAAAAACCCCAAGGCCAAAAGAACCAAAGCACTCATGGATATATCTGATGGGTTCTCATACAAAAGATTACTGACCGGCTCACCGATCACCAAGTCTCCCCTCGATATCTACTCGCAAGCAGAGTTTCTGCAACGAGGTATGCTAGGTGATTCGTATTGGGCGTTCCAAGGCCGGTATGCGATAACCAGACAACAGAAGATGGGCGCCAGATCGTTTACTCAGATCGTAGGCTATCGATATCTGGATGAACTAACAGAACGAATCAGTTCCTTCAGCTACCGTGTTCTTAAAAAAGAATGCCTAGACCTGCCAGACAAGACATACACCGTCAGGTATGTACAACTGACGCCAGAACAAACCAAAATGTACAACGATATCTCTCGACAAGCCATGGTTCTGCTAAACAATGGTGAATTGGTCAGCGCACCCGCAGTTATTACACAGCTTTTGCGCCTACAACAGATCCTGTCAGGACATATCAAGACAGATGAGGGAGACATCGAGTACTTTCCAACCAAAAGAACAGACGCACTAAAAGAAATAATGTCAGAACACGATGGCAAAGCAATTGTCTGGTCGCGGTTCCGTCATGACATCAAGTCTATCGTTGCAATGCTGAACAAAGAGTTTGGACCGGGGTCCGCAGCGGCATACTTTGGAGACACTCCGGACGATGAGCGTCTGGCTATCGTGCAGAACTTTCAAGACCCCAACCACCCACTGAAATACTTTGTGGGCAACCCAGCTACCGCTGGTTACGGCCTGACTTTGACCGAGGCAAACCTTGTGGTATACTATGCCAATGACTTCAACTTGGAAACACGGATCCAAAGTGAAGACCGGGCTCACCGCATCGGGCAGAAAAACCCCGTGACCTATATTGATCTGATCTCAGAAGGCACAATAGACGAACGTATCGTTGAAGCACTTAGAAACAAGATCAACATAGGCGCATTAGTATTAGGAGAGAAAGCAAGAGAATGGCTAAAACTTACTTAGAACTACAGGCAAAAGAAGTAGCGAAAGAAATGGTAGATGCCATGGTTGAAACCATGGTGGATAAGAAACGCCAACTGCGAACAATCGATAGTGGAGCCCAAGTTATATCCAAGCAAACAGGGTTGGACCTAGATGTATCAAAGGCGTTGCTTAAATCTATGAACGGCAACAACGTTACCCAGATCAGAGGCTACTCAAAAGAACCAGAGCATTTAAGAAAGTCCAAGATTGGCAAGTCCAATGAACCAAGAAAGTAAAGTTGTAGAGTTCCCCAAGCTGTCGGAAATCGACCGGCAGTTTGAGGAACTTGAACGTCAACGAGAACTTATACTGAAACAAAAGGCTGATATATTTCGGGCGAATAAGTTACCAATTGACAGATAGAATTACTATCCTTTTTTATTTTTCTTCCATGCATTGTGGGCATCAACGCCCATCTTAAAAATAATTTCATGCCGTAAATCCTCGACCATAACGTCAGAAAATATGTCAGCATTAGGGTTTAACTTAATGTCCTCCTCAATCTTCTTGGATATATCATCTAACCTTTCCACAATGTAATGAGGACACACACTAGTCATTGTTTGGCCCCCCTCAGCAGCCACTAACTCTGCAATTAATCGACTGTATTCATCCCTGTTGATCATAAGACATCAGCTTATGGGTTAGGTTACGTGCTTCACTTGTAAGTCCTTTAACCTTTTCATCTTGGTGCATGGTTCCATGGGCGTATAAGCGATCAAGATATTTCTTAATTTGATCACCCATTAGATCTATGCGTGTACGCAGATGCATATTATCTTCTATTATCTTTTTGTACTCTTCACCTTTAACGTTCATGGTTCTCTCCTACTTAGATACAAAGTATACTTCTACCTTGGACACCAACTCACGTTGACGGTGCAGCGATGCGCGTATGTCAGGTAAATGCAGATCAGTAGCGTCGAAAATCTCACGCATGGTCAAGGGTTTTCCCGCCTCTTCCAAAACATCAAAGATCTTTACGTCTATATCATCCTCATGGTCATTAACCTCTGGCTCTGGCTTTGGAGTTGGCTGCAATTCATCCGCCGTTTCCGCCTGAACATTAACCACGCGCCATGGAATCTGTTCCCGCTTGTCAGAAAAGTTAGGCAAAACCTGCGCGTGAACCGCAGTGCCAGGGCTGAGTTCCATCTTGTCTACAATGCGAGAGTTAATAAACACCCCCTCGCCATTAGCCAGTACCCCAAAAGCACTGCCAGAGTAGGTCAACTCTTCAACCAATACCCGCTTGGTATCTACTATCATATTCTATATCCTTCTTGTCTTAGATTACTTACAAACTGTTTTAATTCTAGTCGGGCCTGATACAACCTGTTCTTCGCATCAGCCCCAGCACCTGTCTTATACGCTTCGGGCTCAAGATTATCTACCATGCGCCGCAAATGTTTTAGTTCTGCTTCTTGTGCCGGTGTCATCCCGTACATTCTCCATCATCTTCTTGGCAAAGGGCGCCCACCTCTTCATTAAAGATCCAATCGCCCTGCCGTTTTACAAAATTACCAACATCGTCATAACTTCTGCGCTTGTGAAATGTCCCCCCTATCTTCTTCTCCATTGCCGACCACCACTCCATACGATCCGGATGCTCTCGCCACATCATCGCCAAAGTAGCCTCGCTCTTCAAGAAACAACCATCACAGTTGCCCTTCGCCGTAACACCATTCGGACCAAACAATCTCAAATCAAAAGGCTGTTGCTTCCAGAAATCCATGACCGTAGCCTTGGTTGCTCCCGCATCCGCCAACGGATACCAAAAGGTCCACCGATCTTTGCTGTCCCCACGATTAATTCTGCGGGGCTCGTCAGCACGAATGCCAATACCAGAGTTCCAATGCTTCCATTTTTGCGACACCAGGTAACGCTTGATCGTCCGTACCTTTAACTCTGCCGTGCAAAATCTAGCCACTGCGTTGGGCAGATAAGGTTTGTATAACAGTGTCTCGAACGGCTCACCGTTTCGCGCAGCGGAGTTGTGACTCACCTCTTTAAACGTAACCTTGTTATCAATCCGGTCGTACTCCAACCACTTAATCGGCACGTTCCACCGGTCACCACACTCATGCACAAAGTCTAATGTCTGAGGCATCTCGCGACCAGTGTTGGCAAAAACAACCTTGCACCGATCAGGCAACCCACCATTCTCTTCTAAGATCTTGTGAAGCATATACCCACTGGTCCTGCCCCCCGAAAAACTTATTAAAACATTGCCTTCGGGCAATAAATACTCTGGCATTCTCTGCGTCCTTTGATATACTTTTTATGAGAGGCGGCTTATTCAACTGAAACCTTACCTGCGCTCAGTTTGCTCTAATAACTCCGCCGCCGCCTCTCACCATCACTTAATGATATCTATACCATGTCTAAGCGCCGTGCGAATTACGCTCTTGCGTTGCATGTTTAAGGCAGCGGCAATCTCATCCGCGTTGCGCCCCTGCTTAGTCATGTTCATGATAATCTTAGAATTTAACTGCAATGGGCGCCCCTGCTTAGTAGCAAACCTGCCAATGCGCCCCTCAACAACCTCATTTTTAATGCCGTAATTCGGACCTCGATACCCATATTGTTCTAGCATCCGCTTGTTCTCCGCAGCGGCAACGTCCAATACTTTCTGTCTTCTTTCTGATGCATTCACAGTTTATCTTCCCTCTCGTCAAAATGATGGGCCAACCTACGCAACTCAGTGGCTATGCCCTTGGTTATAACACCCGTAAACAATGGCCGGCGGTCCTTCTCCAAGACCGCCTCACCAGCTATCAATGCAAACGTGGTATCAGTTAATTCAAAGGTCAGATGAGCGACCTTGAAATGTTGTCGCGGCGCCCCTGGATGCCGCGACTTTGCCTTAACGCTATGCGTACTCATCTTCAGGCTCCACTTCGCCAGAACCATCACAATTCTCACAAGCAACCCACTCAGCTACCGGCTCTAACGTTTCGCCAAACCTCTGGTACAAGGTCTTCTCAACCATGCCCTTGTGACCAGTGTAACTGCACTCCGGACACTCAATCATGCGGATCACCAATCCTTTGACCCGTGTCCTTGTAATAGTTTTCCGCTAACTCAGCATAAAACTGAGACAACGCTATGCACATAGAGTCATTATCCTCCATGTCCAAAACCTCATGCAACCGTTGATGCACGTACTTAGTAGCAACGGTGCTTGCGCCCCAAGTGTAATCAAGCATCAAAAATCTCCCCGATAATAAACCGATCTGTTCCACCCATCGAACTCAATCCAATCAGCCGCTAAATCAAACTTCTTAGCGTACTCCTCCCTTTCTGTATGGTGACGATACCGAGGGTCTGCGTCCTCCGTTAAATAATCGCGGATCTTAGCCGCAATCTCCCGCAAATTATCAGAAGATAAATACACCTTCATAGGGTTTTCGTTGTACTCATCAGGGCTTGCATAGCTCTGGTTAATTAACTCATGCAAATCCCAGTGCTTGCGCCAGTACTGGATCTCCAACCGGACCGAGGCAATAGGCCAACAAACCTCAGAAGGACGCAACTCTGCGTCCCCCGTCTTTACGTGACCGACCGCTTCAGTTGGCCGGTCAACAGCCTCATACTTTCCTTTCACAACACTCGTTGTAGTGTTGTTCCGCTCCGCCATTAAATATGCATCTAATCCCATTACTTCTCTCCTTGCTGTTTACAAAATGCCTTCAATCCACCCGCAGCGGTCCACTCATCAGGCGGCATGTTGTCCGTGCCCCATGTCTCATCGTCAATGAGAGCGTCAATCTCATGACAAATCTTAACCAAGGCCTTAAAGGTAGGGTGCGGATACTTGTGTGGACACACCCCAACAGCGGCATACGCCGCGTTGTTTAAAGCACTCATGCGTTTTCTGTAATCATACTCGTCAGTCATCTCTCTCTCCTTCTATAAAACTACTGATTAATCCTTGCGCGACTTCCGAGACAATCGCGTTCCCGTAGGCGCGGCATCGTCCCACGCGGCCGGCAATCCCATTAGCCAGCGGGAAAGTGCTGGGTTCAACTGGCCTCCACTTGGCATCTTTGCAGAAGAGCCAATCAACATCTCCCCAGATGCCGTTAACCTCGCCCCGTAATGATCCCATCCCGCTAGCCTCGCCGCATCCGCTGGGTTCAACCCCGCATTCATGCCCCGCTTGACCTTCGCGTCCGGTCCCTCGCCCCGACCGTTGTTGGTCGCATTCGGGGTCGGCCATCCCGTCAACTGTGCCGTCACATCCAATGTATCCGTGCTGATCTTGCCGTTCCGAATGCGTCCACCCTGATACCCGCCCTTGTGATCCCGTGTGGTCGGAGTGGGCCACGAACCATAAACGTTGCCTGATGTGCGGCGCACCGAACCCCGCAGCACAGAGATCGAACGGTGCAAAGGCGTAGCCCTCTCCTTCCATGTCAGCTTGTACAAGGTCGATCCAATTAAGGCCGTCTTTACTCGCAACCTGTTCTCCAAAGACCGTTGCAGGGCGGCACTCGCGGATGAGGTGGAACCAGTCTGGGAATAAGTGCCGCTTGTCAGCAACCCCCTTTCTTTTGCCTGCCCCGCTGAAAGGCTGACACGGACAGGATCCCGTCCAGACCGGTCGGTCATCGTCCCATCCCGCACCCCTGAGTGCGTCT